CCCAAGCTGCAAGGAACGCTCCAGCGGCTAGGTATGCAGGGTGCTTGATCTTCATTATTCTCCGCCTAACATAGATACTTGAAAAAACTCATCCAATAAGTCAGCCTTCTTCTTAAAGCTGACATGCATGTGTTTTGTGTGTTTGTTCGCGCCCTTGTACGCCCGCCATTTCCAATTAAGGATGGGTGAGCAGATCCTTCCATCAAAAATGATGTAACTAATACGCTTGTCTTTTTTTGACTTTGACAGGGTACGAAGCTGATCTGCAAGATCGCCCATAATGTCTGGCTTTGATCCCTTGAATAAGTCACGGTCGATGTCGATGGCGCGTACCCAGCCTTCCACATCTGGATTATGATCAGACTTGCGAGTAGCGTGTCTGGTATCGCCAATCCAACCATCCGATGCGCGGTCACGATCCGGGAAGGAGTCATCTATCTGTTCCCGTAATTGGACAGCAGCCTTAGATAATTTGGGTTTGATGCTCGTCATTAGAACATTCCCATCGCTTTTGCGCATTTAACAATAACTCATCGTGATCGCAATTAGGCATTGGTGCAATAAATGCATCATCGATTGGATCGTAGGTATAACCGATCCCGGCAAAGTTATAACGAATTGAACCGTTGTATGAAGTCTTGATCCAAGTGCCACCTAGTGACTCAAAGAAAGATTGACCTTCATCTGGAGCATTATTATCGCCAACAAGGACGCGAATGACTTCATTGTTTTCATTAATCTCTGCCCAGTGGCTCATGCTGCATACCTCACGATAACGATACCTGATCCACCTGCGCCGCCATTTTGGTAAGTGCCGTTAAAGCCACCACCGCCACCGCCACCGCCTGTGTTAGCTGTTCCAGCAGTTGCAGTACCAGTAGTGCTTGCTGCTCCACCACCGCCAGAGCCACCCGCACCACCGCTTGATGATGTAGTTTGACCTCCACCACCGCCACCACCTGCAAAGTAATAAGTTGAACTTACTAATTGACCTGCTGCTGTTGTCGCTCCACCTGAAATTGCAGTAGAAGAACCAATACCACCAGCTCCACCAGTACTTGATGCATTGCCACCAGTAGCGCCAGCTCCACCACCACCGCCAGCATTGTAATTAGGATCTCCATTTGCTGTTCCACCTGAATTACCTTCAGAAGGTGAATAAGATCCAGCATTGCCAGAACCAGCACTTGTGACTGGAAAAGTACCAGCTCCACCGCCAGAGCCACCATTATAACCAGCGACATTAGCTCCGCCACCACCACCGCCAGAAGAAGTTAAAACTCCTGAAAGGGATGAATTATTGCCAGTAGTACCTGCGACCTGAGTCGATCCACTAGCTATTCCACCTGCGCCGCCAGCGCCGATAGTTACAGTAATAGAACCAGATAATGTTTGAGATGTTGCAGTTCTGAAACCACCAGCTCCACCGCCACCGCCGTTGGAGCGACCTCCACCACCGCCAGCTGCGACAACTAAAACATCACAGCTGAGACTGCCGCCAGTAATGCTTAGCGTTCCAGAAGATGTAAAAACCCGATAGTTATACCCACCGCCTGTATAAAGTGTTCCACCAGTTACGACAGGAGTTGCCACTCCACTGCCGCTAACAATTGCTGCAAGAATGTTTTGCATTATGCAATTGCACCTACAACGATCCAAGAGTTAGCAGCAATCTTGATGCAAGCTGCCGTCTTGTATCGAGCTAATACTGGAGATGTTGCTGTTGCACCTGCGCTTGCTACAGTTGTAGTCGCTGGAGTAGTAGCAGTGATTGTTGTGACCCCTGCTCCCTTTTGGTACACAATCAAAGTCGTGCCAGTAGGAAATGCGTATGTCGCATCTGTTGGGATGTAAAAGGTATTGGCTGAAGCATTGTCCATTGTGACAATAGCGTTGAGTCCATCTGCCTTGACTGCTGTGTAAGTAGTTCCAGTCTGGGCATTGACTGTCAGACCAGCGAACTGAGTGTCAATGTCTTGACCCAGAGTAGCAATAGCCGTAGCACCATTTTTTACGAGGTCTGAGCTCGTAGGTACATCAAAGCCGAAGTTCGTAGTTGTAGTTGCCATTAGGTTAGTGCTCCAGTCGCGTTTGTCCAAGTAAGTGTACCATTTACGCCAGTCCAGATTAATGAGGCTGGCAATACTGTTTCCCATTGTGTAGTGCTGAGTGAGAAGTCTGTTGCTGAAATGTAGAGGGTAATGTCCACAAGGCTAGGGGTAGCGCGTAGGGCTACATTCTCTACAAAGCCATCGAACTGACCACCGAGCAAGTTGCTAGGTAGGTTCAGGATAAGCACAGGCTGACCAAAAAAGACATTGATGAGACTGTCAAGCATTGCGCTAGGCATGTCGGGATTGTCTAGGCGGAAGGTAATCGCACCCAATGACCCGCGTGGGTTCTTGCGTAGATTAAGCTCTCTGGAGGCGATGTCAGTAATGTCTGCAAGGTTTTTAATGTTAGAGTCAAGGGAACGCTCAAAGAGACCGTAAGAGGCTATAGAGTCTGTGTCAGAGGTAGTGTAGGTGCTTGCGTATCCTGTGCCGTATCGGTAGATAAGGCTGTTACGGATGCGAGCAATCTGAGTTTGTGACTGGATAGATGATGGAGTTGCATACGCCCCATCAAGGTTAGTAAAGCCGTTTGCTGCGAGGTAGTTAGATCTGTGATCTGCATCGTCATAGCTGACATCTCCATCCTTTTCCTCGTAGATCTGACCAAGGGCAGAGGTAGCAATCTGATCCACCAAGGTCTGAGACTTAGCAGATGCGCTAGCTGCAAGGGCTATCATGGTGTAGAAGCCAGTGTCGATCGTGCCAATGCTTGATTCTGCGTTAGCCCAAGTGACATCGGCTGGATAGGTTGTCCAAGTGGTCGTAGGTGTTACCTGCTCCCAAGTAAGGTTGAGGGCTTGCCCTAAGATCTCTGCGATCTGTGCGCCATCTAATCCTTCTGCAAGTGCTGTGTTGTAGACAGACTTGGTGAGTTTAGCCAATGAGCCAATGCCTAGGATCTTTCCAGTAGTGATGTAGCCAGTCTCTTCAGGGCTACGCACTCCAATAGAGAAGTCAGAGACCTCGCCACCGAATACAGTGACATAAGTGCCGCTGCTGTTCTTTAGCTCTAAAGTGATTGGCTCTGTGACATTGATAGTAAAAGGTGAGTTATCTGTGTTGATGATCTCTACTTGGCAATAGCCAGCAGTAGCTTGTCGATCAATGTCTAAGCGACCAGAGGCATAGGAAACAGAGGTGACAGTCGTATAGACATCATCACCTACTGTTACTCGCCATTCTGGAAGCCATGTCATACCGCGTAAGCACCGCCTCGCAATGTGCCACGGCTTACCGCATCGATAAGCACTTGATCAATAGCTTCTGCAATAGCGTTAGGATCGCCAATACCTGTCTGAATAGTAATGTTATAAGATGCTGTTTCTGCTGTACGGAATGACTGCAAAGCTCCAGAATTGTCATAATTAGGGCTTGTCTGTAATGCGGCAGTCTTAGCAGCTGTGTCCATGTCTAACAAGTCAGCAAAAGCGTTAGCGCGGGCTGTTGCTGCATCCGCGTATTCTAGGATGGCCGCAATAGAACCGCCTGTTGTGTCAATAGGTGCAATAAAGTCTCCGACTGGGATACCTGTACCTAAATCTCCACTCTTAGGAAGAGGAGCTTTGACATCTAATTCAGCTTTTTTTAGAAGATCAAGGATTTCCTTTATCTTTAATAAAGTCTTGTCAAGGTTATCCTGATTAAACAGATCAATTGTCTTTAAGCCGTCAAGGATAGATTTGATGTCCACAAGTTTGACATACTGACCGCCAAGGGCGTTGAGAGACTTTAGATCTTCATTAAGTTTTTTTGTTGCAGCGATAATTGCTGCTTCATCCTTAGCAGCGATAGCATCTTCTAAGGCAAGGATTGATCGCTTAACATTAAGGCGAGCAACATCATTAGCGATCTGTAACTGCTGTGCACCAGAAGTTGCCTTACCTAATTGCTCTGCTTGGTTAGCCAGAGCTGCTGCAATCTGGATCTTGTCCATGTCAAAGATTTCTTGACCCTTGTTAAGAGCAAGATTAGCCTTGTCGATTGCCGCTTGTAGCTTCTTGTCTTTAGTTATCTTAGCCTGTGCCGCTGCCTGCTCTTTAGTAAGTTTTGTAATCTGTGACTGATTCTTTTTAGCTGCGGCATCAGCTCGCTGGGTATCCTGTGATGAAACTGTGAGCGAAATGTTGCCGATGCCCTTAAAGGCATTAGGGTCTTTAGCGAATAACTCAAAATCAAAGATCGACTTGGTGATCTTAATGAACTCGCCAGTCTCGCGG